ACAGTGCTTCAGTTCCAGCTGTGCGATGGTGGCCCGCTACTACGGCAAGATCTCGGGCGACTACGAGTACAACAAACTCCGCGCCCGTTTCGGCGACACCACCGATCCCAAAGCCCAAATCGCCGCCCTCAAAGCCCTGGGATTAACCGCCATCTTCGAGATGGACGGCACAGTTGAGGACCTAGAAAACGAAATCAGCAACGGCCACCCCGTTCCCGTCGGCTGGCTCCACAAAGGACCAGTCAGCAATCCATCGGGAACCGGCCACTGGAGCGTCGTTGTCGGTTTCACCCCCACCCACTTCATCCATAACGACCCCTACGGCGAGGCCAACCTGGTCAACGGCGGCTATGTCAGCCACAAGGGTGGGGCGGGTGTCGCCTACTCCCGCAAAAACTGGCTGCCTCGCTGGCTCATCGAGGGTGACGACACCGGCTGGTTCCTTAAAGTCCGCCCTAGATGACCATGCGACCCATCGAACACACCACCGAATCCAGCTTCCACAAAGCCGCCACCGACCAGTGGTTGATCGAGCGCTTTAATTCCGGCGACTACCGTGGCCTCCTCGAAGCGGCCCTCATCCTGAACACGCTCCACCAGCTGGAGCAAACAAAAGCCCGGTGGGCAATCCGCGAAGCCGCAGAAAACCTCACCGAGCAATTTGGCCTAGACCGCGACTCGGCCTAAATACTGCTGGTACAACCCGGTATACAGGCAGTGCATCGGATGCTCAGGATTATCCCGGCCATCCTGCACATACAACTGTTCCAGAAAATCCACCCGCGCTTGATCCGCACCGGTGCGTCTCCAGGCATCTTGTGCCCAGTCAGGGATTGTCACGTTTTTTCTCCACGAGTCTGAGACGCCGACGCTCGGCTTCCCGAGGTCCGACATTTGACCGCGCCAGCCTAGGCTTTGGCGCCGGTGCCGAGGGAATCTCCACCACACAATTCGGGTAACGATTCCTTGCGAACTGGATCGCCTGGTTTACCGACTCCGCCCGCACCAAATCCCGCATGGCGCCTTGACCCGGCAGCCAAATCTTCAACTCGTACAGCTTCGACCGCTCCGAGCTGGTGCGCGACACCCCTTCACCGAGATTGCGGTTGGGATCTTGATTCTGCTGGAAGGGAACTATTTCCATGACTTGGGGTAGGCGGGTTCTTCAACGCTGTGTACAGCAACAATGCTGTCAACGCAGTTAGCAACAACTCTCGCCGCAGCGACAGCTTTTTCGTAGGTGACCCAGCTGGAGGCATCCTCCTTGGTCGCCGTAAAACCGATTCCATTCCCTGGTCCGTAGACCGCTGTGACCCAGCGATCCCCGGCCATCACCACATACCGAGTCATCTGTTGCAATTGAATTACTGTGTAAGTCTAGTAGATCCTACACCATCGGACCAGACTATGAAGACATCTAACTGAGTCTTATGCGTCCGGTTTTGCTTTCGGTTGTTCTTGCCTGGAGCGCATCCTTCCCTCCACCCGCTTTTTCACCGACTCACGCCACAGTGCTTCATCTGCAGCCTCGGCCGCCTTGTACTCCGAGGCCGGCAGAGCTTTTTCAAGCGCCGTATAAACCATCTCCCGCAGAAGCGCCGTCACCTTTTTACCTTCCCCAGCCGCAAGATTTTCCGCCAGCTTGTACCGATGCGGGTCCAGCAGCAACTGGCAGTACAGCTTCGATCCGTGCTTCAGCGGCATGGTACGGGGTCTAGTCTCATACACAATAGCACAATGAGACACACTAGACCTACCACCGAATATCCTCGTCCACTTTTTTCCGCCACGCATTGGACTGCGCCCGCCTCGCCCCACTCCTCTGCTTGGAACACCCAGCCCTAATCCCCCGCGCCCATTCCAAAAAATTCGCCGCCCGCTGCAAATCCGCCGTCTTCGCCAGCCTGATCTCCCGCTGGAGCCACTCCATCACAAGTTCCCTTCCCGTGCGGGCTGGACTCATGCGTCTAACTCTGAGATTCGCTTGATGGATTGGACCAGGCTGCCGGGATACTGCTGCCTGATCTGCATGTGCGCCTGGAACGCATCCGGCGCCACCACATAAACATCGTGCATCGGGCCATGGAGTGCATACAACCTGACCCGATACTCGAAGTCCTCCCGTTTTTCAAACATCTTGCGCTAAATGCTTGACCCGGTTCAAAGCTACTGCGGCTACATGAGGAACGACAGCGTTACCAAGAGCCTTTAAGCGGTCCACCCGACCGGAAAACCCATCATCTCCTCGACGAATGACGGGTTTAGATATAAAGGATCGCCAGTCATTGAAGAGCATAAAACGTGAATCTCCCTGCCAAGTAGGCCATTTGCTGGAGCTTTGCTGGCACTGTATTGACTGCCATCTTTCCAATCCCGCGTTGTTGGTGTCGGCAGTAACTGAGCCGCAATAGTTAGAGGCATTCCCATTCCGTTCCCATTTTTTGTTGTTGTCTTCACACGCTCCCTGCGTTCCAGCCACGTTCGGGGAGTTTCCCCATCGTTTGCTATACACGCTGTCGGAGTAGGCAACAATCCATATGCGATCTCGTTTGTGGCAGGCTCCCACATCTGCAGCTGGTATACATGCCCACTCAGCATTAAACCCTGCCGAGGCAATTTCCCAGAGCACTTCTTGGAAAGTTTCCCCGTCGGAGTGAGACCGTAAGTTTGCCACGTTTTCAATGACGATAAATCTAGGTTGAATTTCCCTAGCCAAACGCATGATCTCAAAGAACAGCCCACTTCTATGGCCTTGAAGACCGGCTTGTTTTCCAGCTGTACTGAGGTCTTGGCAGGGAAATCCTCCGCATATAACGTCGAAAGATCCAACTGGAGCTGTAAAGGTGCAGACATCGGAATGGATTGGGACATTGGGCCAGTGTTTACGCAGAACTTTCTGGCAAAAGCCGTCTATCTCTACAAATTGTTTTGTTTCAAAACCTCCAACAATGTTTTCAGCCGCATAACTAAATCCGCCAATGCCGGAAAACAAGTCAAGTATACGTAACGTCATTTTGCCTGGTCCCAGCTCAATCCGACCTTAGCTTCGGCAAGCGGGGGAATTTCGCCAAGCCACTTAGCCTCAGCCTCTTCCATGATTGCCTGGAGCTGAGCGGCCCAAGTATCGGCGTGTTCTTCTTTTACGAGCAGGATGATCTCGTCATGCACCACGCCGGCCAAGCGCACCCGCTCTTCTCCGTCTGCTTTAAGGAACGGCCACAGTTTGCCGAGCGTAAGTTTGAGGACGGCGGCACCAGCTCCCTGGATTGGGGTGTTGCAACGGGTCGTAAGTTTATTGTTCTCGCCCGATAAAATCCGCCGCAAGCCCGATTCGCGTATGCGGATAGATGCGTTGTACGAATCCGCATGAGCAGCGAGAGCATTTCGCTGCTGCCATTTGGAGATGCCTGTATATGCAGCATGGAACTTTTCCCGCACCGCCGTAGCCTCATCAAGATCCATCTGGATTCCCATTGTTGCGGCATAGTTTCTGAGTCCTTTTGCACCGCTTCCGTATAACAATCCGAAGTTGGCTGATTTACTGACTTGCCGCTGCTCTTTTGTAACATCTTCTTCCTTGACCCCGTAAATCTGCGTCGCTGTAATCGTATGCAGGTCTTTCCCCTGCTGGAACACCTGAGTCATAAGAGGATCTTGAGCTTCTGCCGCGGCCAGCCGCAACTCCATCTGCCCATAGTCCGCCACAACCAGTCGCCAACCAGCTGGTGCTTGCACGCAAGCCCGAAAACGCACGTCCCGCGGCACTTGTTGCAGGTTGGGACTCATGCAACTCATCCTGCCGGTGTCAGCCCCCATCTGCAGATAGCTGGCACGAATAAACCCGTCATCCGACAAATTCTTTAACAAAGTCTCCGCCATTTGCCGCCGCTTCTCTACACGTTTCCACCGCAAATAATCCGCAATTATTTTGTGTTCTCCAACGTACTCCTGAAGTGCTGCTTTACTAGCACTAGCTTTACCGGTCTTTGGGTCTAAAGGTTCAGCACCTAGTAAGGCAGTAAATTTGTTTAACAGTTGAATGGGACTATTAAGGTTAAATACACGTTTGTCAGGTTTTGCGCCCTTTGCCCCAGGCTTTACTTGATATAAAATTTTACCCTGTTCGTTTCTGGCTAATTTAGCCAAAGGAGGAAGAGCCGCATCAAAATCTTCAATAAACTGTTCTCCTATTTCAAAGTTTTCAATGTCAAGCTCCTCAATCAGTTTAACTAATGCGCTTTTATTGAATGGTAAACCTGTTCGCCACAACTGTGCCATTGCAGGTAACGCTTTACATTCTAATCGCCATGCCGGCTGTAAGCTGGGCTTATACTGAGCCATATGTTGTTCTAGCACCTCATATAGCTCAGTCAAAACAACAACATCTGTCGCAGCATACTCTAACTGACTAAGTGTTAAATCTCCTGACCAATCGCTTTTCTGCTCATCTTTAGAAATATCGTAACCTAAATAATCATTAACTACATGCTTAAGTCCATGTTTTTGGTTAGGCAAACCGTTGGTAAGAATACGACTAGCCAACATAGAGCAAAATACTAAGCCTTCCGGGTAAATCTCATGCTCCTGGAGCCAGCCCAGATCGAATACCGCATTGTGCGCCAGCCAGGTCCGTTCCTCGGTGAAAAAGTTTTCCAGCGTGATCCAGTCCTCATCGCTGAACTGCCAACAATCCAATACGACGGGCGCTTGATCTACGGTGGCCAGCTGGAGCAGCCGCAGACCACCAAATTTCGGCTGGAGTCCAGTGGTCTCCACATCAAACGCCACAAAGCTGGCGCCGTCGAGCGTGTGCAGGTGCTCGATCCCCTGAAGAATGTTCATGCCGGGTAGGGCGTGTTCTGTATTACTCTAACACACCGTCAAGCTCTTTGGCCGCGCACAACTCAGCCAGTTCCGTCCCAGCCTCAGGAATCCCCAGCGTGCAACGGTGATACCAGTGAACGCAGGTTCGGCACTCCCCGCCATCCGGCAACGGCTTGTACTTACTCAATAAATGCTGCAGCCGCAACTCCGCTCTTCCGGCCTCGCTGGAGCGATAACACTTAAAGCAGTAGACCGCGTTTGTCGTAATACTTCCGCACTGGATGCAACGGCGACTGTTGATTGGAACTTGCATCAGAAAAAACGAACACGTAAAAATCCCGGCAGGCGTCTTAACACGCCAGTTCTGGTGTGCTGAGCCGCCTTATCAGGCAGCTCAACCTCAACCGTAAAAACCCTGTGCCCACACTGCGGACACTTGCGCTGGCGCAAAATCGACTCCGCCGTATCCCGGCAAGTGCGATCCACGTCCATCCGCTTGAAATCACACTTGGCGCACCGCATTTTTCCACTTCCTGTTTTTCACAATGTCCCAAGCGTGCTGGTACGAAATCCCGTACACCTTGGCCAACTCCGAAATCGACGTGCCAGAGGCATAAAGATGCCTCAAATCCAGCGCGTTCTGCGGCGTCAACACCGCCGTCCCCGGAATCGAACCTTCCTGGAACGACGTCTTCGTCGGCGATCTCTTCGCCTCAGTCATCCAGCTGCTCCAGTGCGCGGCGGATTGGGCTATCGGGCGCGATGTCCATGATGTTCTCCCATTCGGTCAATTCGGCTAGCGCCTGCTCCTTCAAGCTGGGACGGCGAGCGGTGCGGAGATTGCGAGCAGCAGACGCAGAGTGATTGAAATCAAGCCATTGACAGCACGCCTCCAGTTCTTGGTCTGCACCCCATTGGGCACCATACCTAGCAAGATACATTTCATCCGGTCCCATCTCACCAAGATCGCTGCCGTAATACTCCAGCAGCCACTGACGCACCAATTCCGGCGGTGGAGTGATGGGATGGTCAGACATTCCGATAAGCCTCAGTCGCCAACGTGTTAATCAGCCGGTTCAAGTACCACCGGCACTTTTCCGCATCTTCCAGCGGATCCTTCTTCAGCCACATCCGGCTGAGATACTTCAGGCATTGCCACTGGAGCGAGCCAACCACAGCGTCTGGCGCGTGCTGGACCCAATCCTCCAAGATGTCAATGACTTCGTATCTGCCGGCCACATAGTGCGATGGGTTATGCACCGCATCACTGACCTGGAACTGAAAGTCGCTCATCCTTTGGATTCCTGAACAGTGGTATCGCCGTAATAACGGCCAGTCATCGAATAGTCTTTGCCGGGCAACATCGACATGCGGTGGAACACAATCTGTGCAATCCGCATCCCAGGCCACAATG